GCAGTATCTTCAGCAATACCATAAACAACAAGCAGCTCCTCCATCGTCCATCCGGCAAACTTCAAAATCCCAATAATAGCGTCAAAAGCTGCAAGAATCATCTGAGCGGTCATCTTCTTGTCAAACTTACCGTAGTCTCCCGCGATAATCTGATCTGCACCATGAGCCACTAAGTAATCTCTGAATTGTTCCCACTCCAACGATTGCGTCACACAACCTGGAGCAGCCTCAAACAGAGTTCGATTCTCTTGCACCACTTTAACAAACGACAATAAATACATACGCACAACTACCGACCAATCAACTGGCGCTCCTGTAAAAACACGAATCTTTCCAAGCAACACTTTGATTTCAGCACGAGCTTCATCCTTCAACTGTCCACTAAACACAGGACAAGCGCGAACGCCAGCCTTGTATCTGCGAATAATCTCATTAATCCGCTCCATAATCTCAGCATTGAACAACTTAGCATCAGGTTGCTCTTCATTCGGAGCTTTGACAGTAAAGTGTTTCTTGGATTTACAAAAAGGTTCTCCCATAGACGAATTGAAATTAATCTTGTCAATGTACTGCACACCTGCAATACCATTAATAGACGCATTCATAGACAAAATTTTCAAATTATCTATATCACCCGGCTTCAAACCAGCACATACATCACGCACATAACCATCAACTGCCTGCTTCAAAACAGACGACTTAAGGACATTAGATTGCTCTACAATATCCTTTACAGCTAAACGCCATGGACGCCAATCCTTCAGATCAGGGGCACCAAAGGGAATCTTCCACTCACGAATCTTCTTGATATGCTCACCACACAATGTGGAGGCAACCTTCGATCGCGAACGTACTTGGTAACCAATAAAGGTTCCATAAGACACAATGGACCCGGACGTTAGCCAACGCAACGGAGAGCGATGACCAAGAGGTCCAAGTTCCTTCTTCACTTCCTTCGATGAAATCATTGGAACCCCAGCCTGAACAATCGGACGTGCAAAATGAGTCAGAGCACGCTGTAAGCTACTCTGCGTCAGCTTCACAGCAAAAGCCATCTTGTTCGATCCACCCAACTGATGCAATCCTAAAATCACAACAGACGGACGAATACCAACTAGAGGCGTACCACAATCACCATTCACAGTGTCCTCATCAACCATACCACGCCAATACGTGTACATACGATCATGAGCTTCACAATGAGCATTCAACTTGCGCACTCCACTGACATTCACATCTTTCGAACTACAATCACGATTCAATCCAATATACTTCGCTTCAAAGTTGCCTTCAAGCGAACCACGTGAAATCAATTTCGTCAAATCAGGACGCGCGTCAACAGCCAAAATTTCAAAGTAAGCTAAATCGCTACCACTCTCTCGATAAATAGCTGACTGCTCCAACTTGAACTTGGTATTTCGCGACGTTCCTTGGCCCATAGGATCAATACAAAACTCAATTTCCAAATCTTCCTCAATATCGGGCAAAATGTGATTGTTAGTCACCCAAAGATGACCACCAACACAAAATGCATTACCGGGAATCATCACACCAGTGCTACGTACAAAAATACGAGCAGTGTTACGACGAATCCGAGCAACCACTTGATCAACAGGCAAAGATGCATAATTCAAACTCATAGGATCGAGATCAAACGTTGTGGTTTCGTAATCATCACGCTTCCACACATTCTCTTTCTCAGTCTTGACAAAATGCTCATCTGGCACAGACATAGTCGTACCTTGAACATTCCATTTACACAAACGCTTATACGCAATCCAAGCAGAAGCCACAGCACCAAGGCCAATTAAGGTCTTGCGCCACTTCTTATTGACAAATGTACGCTCACACAAAACACCAACAAACGAAAAGAAACTACGAGCTAATGTAGACGGAGGAATATAATTGCGCACCACACGGCGCAAAACCGTGCGGGTAACAGACCATGACACCATCCAATCAGCACAACGACGAAAAGTAGGGTACTTCACATACATCCTCAAAACTGCAGAAATAGACCAAGTCACACAACGACCAGTCTTTGAACTCTCTTGTTTACGCTGTCGATCGACAACTTCACGCAAAATATCCGCATAATCCACAGTACCAACAATGGGCTTTGGAGGCGCAGTGATGGTTTTGACAACAGTAATAGGAGCATAATGCTCACGCACAAATTCACCACGGCGGAAAAACCGCGTGTGACACATATAACGACCATCAGCAAAAATAAACTTCTTGTTCTCAGTAACATCACCATCCTCGATTTGCGTCATGAAATCTCTTCCGTACACAACACCACGAGGTAACAACATTTCTCCAGCTGCTTGCACAGCAGGAGTTTCAAGAACTGGCACTTCACAATTACAGCGTTTAGCTGTACGATTACACACAGGACACAACTTCAAATCAGCCATCATAACATCGTCCAACATGGCTTTCGCCTGAATAGCATCAAATGCCTTACATGCAGGTCCAAACCAATCCAAAAACGCATTTGTATCATCAAACGAAATCACTGGCGCAAAACCAGCCATAGCTCGTTCACCAGCCTTGCCAGCTGGAACAACCTTATCAACTTGAATGCGCCAAAAATTTGGCCAATCACCGTCAATAGCCATCATACGCTCTGGATCAATCATTCCAGCAGCGTCGGCTCGCTCGAACTCCGGACGTGGTGACACTGTTATCACCCAAGGCAACCGGCGCTGCACAGCAAGCGGGCAAGCAAAATAATGCGAAGCATTCAGATGCTTGGTGTTACTTGAAGCAATCACAAATTTAGCACGGACAGGGGTTTTGCCTTTGTCAGCCAAATCTGCTTGGTTGGGCACAAGCGGCACATTGTTGATCAAAGCAATCAATTCAGTCAAAGATAAATCTTCCGTAGCCTTTGCCGGATTCAAAAAACCGACATCGTCTAATTGGATACACCACGCTTGTGATGAAAATCCAGACCAAAATGGATCAGCAGGATTGCGAACGAATTTATACTCTGATTCTGTAGGCAAATTCATCAACTTACCATAATAGAAAAAGAGCATCTTCTGAAACATGGATTTAGCTACGCTTGACTCACCATGAACCAACACAGCAAATGGAGCACGACGCTCCTGCTGTGCTGCTTTCTTAGTCAACACATTGGCTTCAATCATCAAAATTTCATGCAACATAAAACGAGCAGCTTTCATCTCACTCTTGAGATCTTTAGCTGCAAACTTCACAATCGCTTGTCCTTCCTGAATACAAGTCTTCAAGTCCGCAACAAACTTGAAGTAACTAGTACCCTGCGATTCCAAATTGCCCAAATTGTAAGCTTGACGCTTAATTTCCAGACATTTATCATACCAAGCTGAATAAGTTTTAGGACCATGCAAAAACACAGACCACTCGCCAGTCTTTAAGTACAACAATGAACACTGCAAAAAGAACGAGGTTGTGTCAACAACGCAAAACAAAAAATCACAGTTGTTCAAATGAAATTCAAGATCACCAGCTTTCTTCAAGTTATCAACAGACGGCTTGATTCCAACACACGAGAACACGCCATAGGCTGCCAAATATCTCATCAATTTCATGTATTTCTTTCCAAGAGTAGTATCTTTCAACTCACTCCATTTAGAAAGTATTTCACGAAAATCAGTGACACGGGAAACCAAATCCTTAGGATCCGCCTGCACAACTGCAGTACGAATCTCTTCATCAGGAAAAATGGCATCAACAAAGAATGTCAAATTGTCTACTGCCTCAGTGACCAAAGCACGAGCAGTTCTCAACTTAACAAAAACAAGCAGAGCGAGCATGATATCACCCTTAACACGCGAACGACCCAAAAGGATCATAAAGATAAGAATATCCTCCATCAACTTGAGGAAATCTGTATCAAAACGCGTGTCAAGCGACTTGATAAACGACTGAGCCATAGTCATATAGTCAGACGAAGCTTGAACTTCCATACGAGCATTCTCGTACAGATCAAACTCACGTTCTTCCAAAGACCGCTCACGTCGCTTCACGACCTTGCGGGATCGATCATTCAACGCATACTCATGGGACATATGAGTAAAAGTGTTGAGTTTACGCGAACGTGCCTTTTTACGGGCACACCACGTATCCACAACATCTGGGTAAAATTCATTACCAACATACATACCTTTATTGCCTCCAAAGAGACAACCAGAGGCACGCACGATGATAAGATCACCATCCCTAATTCCATGGGCACGCAAAAACACATCGCGGTTAACAAGAAGTCTCTCTCTAAAGAGCACTTCAACGCGAAATTGATTACGGCACCAACTTGGGCCTTGCAAACGAGCAAGGCGTTCCCAAGCACGCTGATAAATATCAGCAACTGTGGTAAATGTCGCACTAATTAAAGTGGACCCACACTGAATCTTGACTACCACAGGGGTAGACAGAGGAATCTCCGGTAGAACCGGAGTGACGGTAACAGGTTGAACCTGACTTCGCCGAACTTCATGATTGGTCTCAGAACCAAAAAACATCTCGGGGGTAACTTTCGTAAATCTCATTGTTGTTTGATTGTATTTGACTTGGGGAACTTCTGTTTTTCTTGGCAGCGGACCAATAGCACATGGGAAGTGCGCCCGGGTTGGACATTATCCTACCCGAATATTCAAACTCCATATTAAAAGTGGAGCAAAGTAAAATTTACACTCTCAAACGCTGCTCAATTGCAGTGAAAAAGGGTCATTTCATCTAGAGATCATGAAACATAATGGTGGTTCTAACGCACCAAAATGAATAATGAAATTCGAGCTAATGAGGCTCGAGCCTTTATCGGCAAGAATGTAAATTTGAAATTGCTCCAGCGAAAGCCATTACACTTAAAATCAAAGTTGAAGTCTTTTGTTTCTTTTTCTTTTCGGTCTCTTGATCACTCACAAATGGATCAAGGAATACAAGATTTACTCACTCTTAAGGGTTACTTAGAGTATAGACAATATAAAATAATAATTTTTGTAGAAGTAATATGATAAAATGCAAAACAAATAGGGGGGGTTCCATAATTTATTCTTAGCGCCTGGACGGCGCGCACGAGTTTTAAATCAAAACTCTGAAAACTTAGAAGAACAGCACAGGGCTGAACGACATAACAAAGACACATTATATGTGTGCTAATATTTCACTTACGTAAATACTACACTACAGGACAGGGTCATCGATCAAAGATACGATGACACTACCTCCTCCTCACTGGGAGAATTCGTAATGTAGACGTTACTAGGTTAATAAATCTAGCATAACATATCAATGATTAGTCAAATATACGACGCGCGGGAAAACCGCGCGCCG